CTGTCGCTATGCAAACTTCTTAAACTATCTTCTGTAGTGCTAAAAGCTTCGCCTGACGTTATTTGGAACAACTCGCCTAAAGTTGGAGCTAAAGAAACGCCAGCAACATCCTTAAAGTTTACAGACAATATTCTTAATCCAAAAACATTAGGCTGTAAGGCTGTAGGAAATATAGTTTCAATAGGTTGTTGTGTTGTAGCAAAGCCAGACTCAAAAGCAGCCCAATCAGCAGTTGGCGTTGTGTTAATGTTACAATTAAAAACATCGGTAAGGCTTTGTCCTTGGCTACAGTTATTCAGGGATTGTATTGACGCAACAGTTCCAATAGCCTGCAAAAAGCTTGCACTTGTGACTAAGTCAAAAACTGTAGCATAAAACTGTGGTAGCGTGTATTGTAGAGAAATTTGAAAAGACCCTGACCCAATATTTGTAGGATAGGCTGCGAGTCCAACAGGTGGTGTATTAAAAACATACCAGCCTGAATGTTCAATATCTATATTAATATTTAAAACAGATCCTGCAACCATGCTAAATCCTGTCAAATCAAAAAATATGACTTGACCTGTTTGGTTAACTGGTATATTAGTTGCGCCAGACAACATGCTTGAGTTGGTTCTAAATGATATTTGGTCAACAGTATATTCAGTTAAATTTATGTTTTCAGTAATTAAATTTGTTTCATATAATAAGTCAGTTGGTTGTCCATTTCGAGACAAATCATATCCTTCTAGATAATTTCCATACATTATTCTATTACCCATTAATGTTTGGGCTTTTGCTAATCTTGGAACATTGTCATAAAGTCTTAGTATTTCAGACTGAGGCAAAACAGTATAGTTTTTGCTGTTGTCGAAATCTATAGAATATGTTGTTTGATTGGGTTCGATGTCTATCTCTTCTGCAACCTTAATTACTGTTTCATCTCCAAACTTAAAACAAACTTGTATTTGCACAATTTCATTAGCAGCATCGCCATCTACAGTTACCTTTACACTGTTATGCCTGTTTAGCATGCCATCATTAGTAAAGTTATTGCTATTTAATCTAAAGTTTTGTGGATTAAAAGCAATTTGACTGAATGGAGAAAGAGAACTATATTCCCCTGTTTTATATTTCCATCTATATGCAAATGTTATAAACTTATCTTCAATGTAGTTTATCTCTTTGTTTATATTTTGCAACTCTATGATGGGAGCAAACAAAGGTGGTTTTTTTATAACTAAAAGATTTGTGTCCTCGGTTAATCCTAAATAAGTTTCTGTGACATCTATTCTTCGTGGTGCATTATAGTTGTCAGTAAAAAACAAAAAATTCTCAATCTTGTTAATACCATTTATTAAATAAGTAGGATTAAAATTTAATGCTGTGTTGTTTGAACCTGTTGCTTCAGCAGTAGCAATATAATTTAAAGTAGAGTTTAAAACATTATAAGAAACTATTAAGTCTACCTTATCTACTCCTGGAGCTGCGCTGTTTGAGTCGTGAACAAACCAATAAATCGTTTCTTCTGCGCCATCTTCAAAAGCCCCTATACATACAGCATCTGGAGATAGGTTTGGCCCACCACTTATTGGATACTGTAAAGTAGTTATTTGTGTGTTTCCCTTAGTGTTTTCTAATGCCCCTATATCAGTTGTTTCTGTGCTACCAACTCTGACGTTTAATGCATCTACATATTCTCCATCAGGCACTAAGCGTTCATCTACGCTTTTGTTCATTTTGCCTTTTATAAAGCTTCTAATTAACTTCATTATTTAATCCATTTTGCTTGACCTCTCAAGTTCATTAACAACCTTCCAGGATGAATATTGCTTAATCTTATTTTGGCATTTCTCAACAAAGCACTTTTTTGATTTTGCGCTCTGCGTACTATATACTCTTGTACCCCAAACTTGCTTCTTAAAATAGCATATTCTATATAAGCATAGATGTAATCTTCAAATAATTTATTAACAGTTATTTTGCTATTGTCTCCATTCTCCATGCCATCAGACACATATTCTAATACACAAGACTTTCCTGCCATGCCTGAGCTGAAGTTAATTACGCCTGCTTTTTGGTCTACTCTAAATGTAGGGTTTTGATTTGCTGTTTCTGTGTTTAAACCAAACCTACTTCCGATGTTCCACTCAAAATACCAATCTCCCTCAATGTTCCACCCAGACAATCCATTAAAAGGGCTATCAGCATTTAGATAAATACTTTGTGTGGTTTTATCAAATCTAGCTTTATCAAGCTGAGAGTATTGTGGTCTTAATATATTGCCATCAATATCAAAAAGGATTTTACAATTATTGTCTTGCAGATAAGCATTAGAACTCATCGCCTGGATGTTTTCTGTCAAAGGATATAACGCACCATTGTCCCACAAAGAAACTCGTATCCAATTCACATAGTCTGAAGGCAAGACAAAACGTAAAGTATCACATATATCTAGCTGTAAAACTTTCGTTTCCTTAAATGCATCATAGTTTAATTCTTGAATGCCACGCTTTGCATGAAACAATATCTTATATCTAGGTTCATTGTTTATCAAAGAATGATTTCCTTGATACATTAATAAGAAGTTATTAACAATATCTTCTAAAGAAACATATTGATAGCTTCCCCAATTTGCATCTTCAGGGCTGTTACCATTGTTTTCATAATATTCATACGCTGATATATACGCCATTTCTATCTATTTTCTTGAGTTGTTTGGGCCTCTTGCTGCATGCCAAACTTTACAGCTTCTAATTCTCTAATTGACATTCCTGCATATTGTAAAATCTTCATTACTAAATCAGTCTCATCTGACTTAGGAAGTTCAAAGTCTTGATATGTAGCAGCAAATTCATTAAATACAGGAACTCCTCCTGTGACAGTAGAATATGTCCAGTTAGGATCTTTAGGATATCTTATGTATGTCAATCCACAAGTTAATGTACAGGTAGCTTCTGGTGCAGGGTAAAGGGTTATTTGATTTCCTAAATTACCATAGCCTCCAGTACCTGAACCTTCAGTTACAGGAAATCCTTGAGGCGAATATATATAAGCAGGAAACTGAGGAGAAGGCGTAGTTAAGTTACTTCTAACTAATCTTTTAATTTGATATTCACTAACTCTTTCTGCTTCTTTGTTGGCATAATCAGTAAGTAAAGGGTCAACACAATTTCTTCCCCAAACTATTTCTACCATTGTGTACCAATCAGTAGGCAAATTAAAAGTTTGACTAGAGCCAGCAGCCAAAGTCAAATCTTTATACTGAGTAAAAGTATCAATTACTTCATTAAGTTGTCGTGCAATATCTGCATGGCCTGAGCCTGACAGTCTTTTGTTTTGAGAGTTTATCTCATTGTTATAATCGTAAAAATAGTCTTCAAATAAATCTAATTGAGCTTGCTTTGCAAAAAGGTTAAAGTCTATTGGAGAGACATAACCATAATTGTTTTTATTTAAAATCGAAAGGACTGTATCCCTAACATTGTTAATCATTGACATTTCTTATCCTATTTATTACAAAGATAACTAAAAAAAAAAGAGGGCGCATTTTAAGATGCAACCCTCTAATTTTTGTTGTTAAAAATCTATACTAAGATACTGCAATAGATTCAATAACTGCTCCACTCACAGATAAAGTTTCTGCAGGAACAGGTCTGCTATTAGGATGAGCTGCTGCAATCATAGCTGCCTCTACTGCTGCTGCGAATAAAGGTTTCGCTAGTGCAGTATGAGTAATGGTCACAGTGTCATTAGCTGCTGCTGAAGTTTGTATTACAGTTGTAAGAGTATTAGACTGAGTAGCCAATACTATAGCATCCAATAAAACTAAGACAGACTGATCACTAGCTGTAGGAGAAAGAATGACGTAAGCTTCACTATTGCCCATAATGTCAGCAGAAAGAGAAAGTGTAGTATCGCTATCTACTGCTGTTACTGTAGCACTCGCTGGTGTAGTGCTGTTATAAACGTAATCTCCAACAGCCACAGTAGTGGTAAAGTTTTGTCCTGATTGAACTAATTTATCAGTTGTATCTGCTGTTGTTGTACCGCTATCTTTTACTGTAGCGATAGGTAATTTTATGTATTTTGACATTTTTTAAATAATTTATTTGTTAACAAAATTCTTATGCAAATATAATAAAAAAAAGGATGCTGTTTAGGCATCCTTCTTGAACATAGAATTGAAAAGAGATTATAAATATACTACTCTTCTGTTAAAGCAGAGTATTTTTTCTCTAAAATTTTCAATGTCTCTATTCCATCATCAGATTGTAGATAAGAAGCTACAATGTAATCTCTTCCCTCGCCAAAAGGAACAGTAAGCATTTTCTTCTTATTACCTTTCCAATTAAAGTAAACATCTTTTTGGTTTCTATAAGCCAACAACCCACTATTAAAAAAGTCATAAACTTGAGCCATTAATTCTAACATAGGATCATTTAAAACTTCCAAAAACTCAGAAGGATTGTTTCTAGCAAAAACTAAGATGTCTCTTTTTATTTCTGCTGAAGCCATCTTGTCTACATTTAATCCTAATGCAGCTCTAGCGATTTGCTCCGACCTGTTAATACTAAGTTCCCTAGCAGCTATTAAAGCATCTACCTCTACAGTTAAACTTTCTACTTCTTTGGCAGCATCTTTTTCATTGTCTATTTCTACAAACGTGCTTCCATTTTCTGGATGTAAGTTTAAAAACTTTTGAAGAACTTGATTCTCTTTAGCAACGTGTAAAAAGCCATCATCAAAAACAATAGGTTCTAAAATGGCGTTGCCATCTTGCTCGTCTTCAAATGGAGACTTTTGATTCCTAGCATAACGCAAAGGTCTGTTAGTTCCAGTTTCATTATCAAAATATAAAAGTGGTTTTCTTTTAGTGTTTTTAGAAGACAACATAAAAGAAAGAGGAGCTGCGCCTCGTGTGAGTTTGTATGCCTTGTCTACATACTTTGGTTTATTCTTTATCATTACAATTAAATTAAATTAAATTAAAAAAAAGGGGAGGCAATCCCTCCCCCTTTCACTCGCATAAATTATGCCTCAATCAAGAAGAAGTTGTTAGCACCTAAAGTACAAACAGCTCTTTCTGATAAGAAGTGAACTTCCATAGCATCCAAAGAAGATGTTCTTGCACCACCAGCAGAACCAGTAATCCAAGTTTTGTATCTTCTGTCTTCAGTTTCAGAAGCTCTGTATCTAACGTGTAAGAAAGGCCTTTTAGCATTCTTACCTAAGATTTGGTCATAAACAGTAGTAGAACCAGCAGGAACTAATAGTCCAAAGATTTTACCAGCGTTTAAATCTCCTCTCATCGTTGGATCATTCAAGTATTTCCAGTCAGACTTATAGAAGTCATAACCTCTTCTGAATCCAGTGAATCCAAGATTAAGAGCCATCTCCTCATCGTTGTCAAACAATCCATAAGAAGTACCACCTGCGCCATAAGAGTTTTGAGCAGCCAACATATCATCAATGTCGAAGCTTAATTCTCTGTTTACGAAGATAACATTCTCCTCAATAGAACCTTGTTTGTCAAGACGTTGGATGATAGCATCGAAGTCAGCTAAAGCAGCAGGTGCGCCTTGGAAGACGTTTCCTCTTTCTTTAACAACATAGAATACACCCTCAGAACCACCTTGTCCATCTGTACCAGCAGCGTTACCAAAATGCTTTGCAGCACCAGAACCACTTCCAGCAGGAACAGCTTCAATCATAGCAGTTTCTAAGTAATCATCAAATCTCATTCTTGTATCAGACTCAGATTTCAAATACCATAGATAACCAGTAGCACCCATTTCTGAAGTAATTTCAATCCATCCAATTTGAGCCATGTCAGAACCAGAAACTTCATACTTGTCTTTGATAATGATAGGTTTGTTTTCAAAAATGAAATCATCAGACTCAAGGCTTTTCTCCATTCCTTCAGTTCCTTTCTTAAACTCAGAACCATAAATGAATACAGTACATACAGTAGCTGCAGCAAATGCTTGACCAGCAGCTTCATAGTAAGCTACGCTAAACTCGCCTTCAACCAAACCAGCACCAGCATCTGGGCCAACAGCAGTTACTACAGCTTTATTGTGAAGCGTAGACGCTCCAGCGTTAGCTGAAATCATAACTGTTTGACCTTTTCTGATAGCTTGTCCACCTTGTCCAGCAGTAGTAGTACCACCTGGAATAGCAGGAGTCAAGTTATCGTTTACAGTAAAAGTAGCAGTCTCCGCACCTAAAAGAGCAGGAGTTGTACAATTTGTATATTTAATATGCAGTCTTCCTTGCTCTGCCCATTTTATCATGTCAGAGTTCGATGGCATTTCTGCACCTACCATTCTCAAGAACGCACTAATAGACCTGTTACCATACCTCTCAAATTCTTTTTCATAAGTGTCAGGTAAATACTGATTTAGGAAATTGAAATTTGTGATGTAGTTAGTTTCTTTGGCCACACGTTCAGCACTAGGGATTAAGTTAAACCCTGGTGAAGCTAATACACTCATTTTATTATGTTTTTAATTTTTTAAATTTATTTACGTTTTCTAATTTTAAGACTGTTACCATTGCTTTGAGCAGTCACAGCCTTGATTTGCATTCCACCTTTTGAAGTTACCTCTGGAGCTCTATTTACGCTAAGGTCAATATTTTTAGTTCGTTTCGCATCTGTTGTCACTGCATCAGATTTGCCCTTCTCATAAAAAAACTTCGCAAACTTCTCTGGGTAGCTCGCTATTGCTAAAGAACGATGAAAGCCAGCGTGGTCGTTAATACCTTTGTCATCAGAAAACTTCGCAATAAAATTGTTCATGTCTTTCTGTGATGACTTCAATGTATTAGCTTCTGCTGGTGTGTAAGAAATAACTTGGTCATCAATTTTAAATTCAAAACCTTTGAAATTGTCATTGAAAACCTCCTCTACCTTCTGTAAAAAGGAATCCCTCATTACTTTAGATTTCTTATCATTCTCTTCAGCTTCTTTAAGCTGTGCCCTATAACCTTCTAATTCTTCGGTAAGCTTAGAATCAATAGATGCCGAACTTGACTCAAGGGGCATTTTATATTGTTCTTTTTGCTCTTCAAAGAATTTTCGTGCTTGAGACACTGCTTTCTTTTTGGCAAGTTTCTTTTTCTTTATCTCCTTCTCCTCATCATACTCTGCATCAAAAGAAAACTCTTCTATCATTGAAGCCACATCTTCATCATCAAGATATTCGTCTGTAGCTTTATAATAGTTTATTAACATTTCATCCTGATCAACTTTTGAAAAATCTCTGTTTAACTTAACAAAGTCTTCAATAGTTCTACCAGTTTCTTGTTTATATTTGAAGTAAGCAGCCACATCTTCAGGTAATTCTGGAGCTGTTTCCCTTTCTTCTAATAATTCATCTAGAGAGTTAATGGTCTTGCCATACCTTTCTCCAATATATGAAAGAACGTCTTCATCGCTAAACGATGATTTTGTCTCATCTTCTGCACTTCCTTCTGTTGTCTCAACAGTAGTTTCATTTGCAGGAGCTTCAACTTTTACTTCAGCATCAACAAATTGTTCTTCATGCTTTTGAAGTAATTCTTCTTCTACTTGAGCTTTGGACTTCTGCTCTACATCATCCATTGCTCGTACTTTAAAATCTGACATTTGATTGAATTTAATTTATTTATACAAAGATATTAAAATTATTAATACAAAAATAAGGGATTATCTTGGTTCAAATTCAGCCAAGTCAAACCCATCCAAGCTATCTTCGTTAGATTCAAAGTTTTTTGGAGGTAAGTTATTTTTGCGTTGATTTATTAATTCTGACTGTTGAGAGTTCTGCTGAGATATTCTTTTTGCTTTGGCATCCTCTCTTTGTGTTTCTCTGGATTGCAATGCATTTTCAGAAATATCTCTTAGTTTCATTTGATACATAAACTCTTCAGCCATTAATGTTTTCTTCAGTTCAGCTTCAGCTTGCATCTTTTGAGTTTCAAACTGCATCTCTGCTTGAACAACAGCAATCTTAGATTGCGTTTCTAATTCGTACTTCTGCATCTCTGCTTGCGACTTCATCTGTTGTACTTGCATTTGCTGCTCGCCTTGTAATAGCTGCATGCGTTCTGCTTGCTCTTGATCCTTTTCTTGTTTCTGTTTGCGCTTTAACTTTAATAACTGATTAGCTAACTTAATGTTTTTTATCTCTCTGATGTCAATGGCATCTTCTAAGTTAATGTCGTTTTTAGACAAAGCCATTTGAATATTAGCCTCTAACATAGCTTTCTGTTCAGCATCAGGCGCAACCTCTACATAAATGCCAAAGTCATAAAGATATAAGTCTTTGATATCTTCTAGTATCTTTACATTATACTTGCCAATCTTATTTGCAAACTCTTCTTTGAAGTCTGCAAACTCTAAGATGTCTGAAATTCTATACGATAAACCTAATGATACTTGCCTTAGTAAATATAAACTAGAATCTAAAATATGTCTAGTAGCAGTATTAGAGTTTAACGCAGCAAGTTTCTGAACCCCTACCAATGAATCTTCATGTGGCGTACTAGCATCTCTAGCTTCATTTAATCCTGTTACTGCTCTAATCATATCTAAATAATGATTATAGTTTTGAATTAAAGCTTGCATTTTAGATATGCCACTACTTGAAGTAAGCTGTGTAATAGGAACTTTACCTTGATTGTATTCTCCATCTTGAGTGTAACTTCTACCAATAACACTACCTGTTTGGAAATAAAGCCTTAGAGCGTCTTCAGGATTGTAAGCGTTGCCTGTCCCTAAGTCTACTTCATTAAGGCCATCAGCATCAATATATACGCCATCAGGAACAACTCTAGATATTACTTGTTGAAGTTTTAAGTGAGTAACCTGTATAAGGTCTGCAAAAGGTATCATTCTAGAAACTAACGACTCAATATTTCCTTTATACATACGTGGAGCGCAAGCATAGTATTGTGGTAGTGCGTATTGACTTGCAGACTTTGGTCGAACCATATTCTTAGCCATCTCCCATTTCAACACAATGTTTGTTCCCATTACCATTATGCCTTCATACCAAACCTCTATGTTCTTTTCTATTTTTTCAAAGTTGCCCTCTTCCATAATCTCTTGTGGAGGATTAAAAGTGTCATCTTTAGGAATTACCCTTTCAGCTCCAGAGTCCATTACTTTTCTTTTGTGAACAAACTTCTGAGTTGTTTTATAATTAAAATATAATAACGTAGCTGTGTCACGAGCAAAAATGCTATTCTGATACCACTGGGCCACATTAAAATAATCATACCAAGTTTGACTATACTGAGCAATTTCTTCCAGGTCATTGTTTGTGAGAGTAGGGTCTATTTTTAAAAGTTCAGTAATAGGGACAGTTTTAATCTCGCCCCAATAAAAACAATCCTTCATAAAAGGATCTTCAGTGTAACTATAAACTAAGTTAGCTGGGTCTACATAATCTACCTTAATACCAGCACCAGGCAAAAACTGTTGTTTCATTGCACCAATACCTACGACCATTAAATCATAGTCAACTCGTTTTCTTAAATCTATATATTGGTTGTCTTCTAATATTGTGTTTATAGCAATCTCTTCAGCAATCTCAATGGCAGGTTTGTATTTCATTTGCATATACAGCTCCAGCTCTTCATCGTCATTAGGCAAATCATCAGGATTCATGGTAAAGGTATTAACACCAAATGTTTCTCCTACTTGCGATAAAAAGTCTTTGGAAACCATTTGCCTCTCTACGTTGTCTTGAAAAGCATTCTTGTTCTCAGCAGACAAAGCGTCTTGAGCTTCACACTTAACACCAAACAATCTATCTGTCATTCCATTAACAACAATATCTACAAACTTAGGAAGTATAGGAACTGGAGTCCAATCTAAGTTTAAGTATGATAAGTCCCCATCTATCGCCAACTCGTTTTTGTATTTAGCAATAGACTGTTCGCCACGAGCATAAACCCTGCGCCTATTGAACTCATTCCATTGATTATAAAAACGACATTGATTTCCATCTTTTCTAAACCATTCATATTGAATAGCCTGACCAATCTGCAAACCATATTCTAGTGTCTTCTTTTGTGAGTCAGAGACATATTGACTGGGAAACCCATTGGGTGTTATTTGAATGCTTACTTGTTCCATTATCTTATTAATTCACTGGTAATACCTTTATTGCTATATCTTGCAAAGTTAAGCCTTATTTTTGACTGTTTTTGAACCTGTGGTTGATACAGGTGTTTTTGGTTAGCCATTATAGCTAATCCAGAGCTTATACTTGCGTCAAATTTCGTTCTGTTGTTAATATTAAATCTTGCCCAATCTTCTAGTGTTCGTGTGAAATACATCTCTCCCATCTGGTCTGATTCTCGAAATGAACCATCTAAATCTAAACCTACATGTTTTTCTATATAACTTTCAATCGCTGCTGCATGGGCTTGCTTTATATCTTCTGAACTGTTAGGAATACCACCTAGTTCTTTTTCAGTAGCAGAAAGTTTGTTTTTATGTTTGTCTGGCCTGTTCATGCAAAAACCCCTATAACCTCTGTTTTTAAAATGATATAAAAGCCTAGGCTTATTGTTCTCTACCAAAATAGGCATGCCATAAAACACACAAGCCATTAATACCTCTTCAAAAAATATCTCTGCTGTTTGAGGCCTAGCAACATACTGCAAAAAGAATTGATTGGTAGGCGCATCTTCCATGTGAAACTTAGTCATACCATGCAACGCACCATTTGAACCACCACCACCCACTGTGCCTGAGATGTCGTAGCTATCACAACCAAACGATCCTAAGTGTTCATTGCCAGGATACTTTGTGCCATTTTTTTCATAAATGCTGTTTTGAAGATTACTGCGTGGTGTCCAGCTAATTAAAAATCTTCCTTTAACATCAGGAGTCCAAATAACCCTGCTGTCTTTAATTCCATTCTCCCAAAAGAATCTCCCTCTAGTTAAAAAATGCTCAGGTATTAAAGAATCATTGTAATCTATTTGTTGATAGATTTTTGTAAGGTTGAACAATGAGGCCTTGCTTTCATCTCTAAAAGCGTGAGATTCTGTTCTAGGAAATTGTCTATAAAATTCATTTAAAGCATCTGAGTCGTGCTTCAAAGAGGAAACCTCGTTTTCCCAATAATCAATAGCACCTTGATATATTAACTCATTGTCTACTCCTAAGATTTCAGTTTCAGGATTTTCTAATACAGGCATTCCATACCTGTCAATAAACCCTTCCATATTCCATTCCATAGGAATAAATAAATTATACAAACCTGTTTTAGTTTGTCCATTTTTATTTCTATTCTCTAAGCTAGAGTCAAAATAAAGTTTCTTGAAATTGTCTCCTCCTTTCTCTAAGGCATTACAGGTTGAACCCATCATACACTTGCCTATAATCTTATTACCCAACCTGAGACAAGTTTTAGTAACTCGCCAGTTGCTTAGAATATTGTTAGGTCTAATCCACTTGCCACTTTCGTCATGTACTAACAATAAAAGCTTTTCTCCATCGTATGAGTTTTCATCTGTGTTCTTCCAATCTATAGTGGTGTCTAGACCATCTATTTGAGTAGAAGCTACTTCATACATATTCTTTTTAGTAATCTTACTAGCAGGAACACGATACGCTAACTCTGTCTTAGGCCTATCCATACCATCTTGAACAGGCTTAAAAAAGAAAGGATAGTTGTTAGATATAGGCACAACCTTATCAGTAAACATCTTCTTAGCATCAGCACCAGTTTTAGATAAAATTCCTATGCGTGAATCTTTAGCTAAAGTAGCGTTGTTTACAGCTTCTGAAGATCCCATAAACGAAAAACCTGAACGCCTGATTTTTAAATAACACATTCCAAAACATCGCTTGTCTGCTTTGCATGCTTCCCAGAAAATATAAAATAACCTATTGGCTTCTCTAAAGTCTGGATGCCCTATGTCTATTTTTGTCCATTGCAAATAGGTGTAATGACTGCCTGTAATATAAGTAGACACACCATTATTCATAAACCAAAAGCCTGCTTCTCTCCTATCAAACTCTTCTTCTATATAATCTACCCATTTGTTTTTAAAAGGAGCAGGCATCTCATTCCATTGGAAAATGCTCTGTACCCTAGAAAGCTCTTTAGGATAATTAAACGCCTCCCAGTATTGTTCAGCTTTCTTGGTGCTTTTTTTATAACACTTTGTGGGGGCTTGTGGCAGGGCAATCTTTAAATGATTAATCTCATATATCTCTCCAACAGTGCCATCTTTAGAAATAACTACAATGTCATATTTTTTATCATATCCATACACCCAACTCTTAGCCTTGTTTTTTCTAGTCAAAACAGACTTTGGAATTATATTGTTTATAATTCTACATAAGCTATTTGGATCTTCGTTCTGCAAATCCTTGGGTTATATCATTGCTGATATTTTTTTCTGCCATTTGTAAATTTTCTTTTTCAGATTCTATTCTATTTAATATTTCAAAAGCATCAGTAATAGCAAGCTTTTTTGTGGCTGCAGCATTTTTAAGCCTATCGGCAGCCAGTTCATCTTCTGGGTCAGGCTTAATTATTTTTTCTTTTGCTACCTTTATTAATTGCTCTACTGCATCATATCCAGCTTCAATTATTTTCTTTTTAATTTCATTTGATTTCATAATGTCATCGTTATGTTGCGTGTGTACATTCTATATAGCTTCTCGCCCTCTACATTAAACTCATATTCGCTATGAGGTTCAAAACAAACCTCGTCTCCTTCTTTTACTCCCAAAGCCTTTAGCTGTTCGTTGCTATATTTTATAATACCTGTTAGTGGTTCTTCTTTAGAGAAATTTTTAACATAATAATCCCTAGAAGCAACAGGCTTTACAAAACAATAGTCTTGAACACAAGTCCAATCTGTATTGTCATCTTTTTTGTACGCATAAAACTGGGAATCATCTAAAAAGAAAGTATCGTCTTTTAAGAAGCTTTTACCACTTTTCTCTCTGCCCTTCATGTCATTAAAGAACTTAAATACATTGTGATGAACCAAAAGCTTATCGCCTTTTTTGATTGGGCCATCATAGTTGATGGGAGTTTCTAATACTAAAGCTTGCCTATTAGAAAACCTGAAGTCTTCTTTAGAAGTATTTGTGATAAAAGTTATATCTCCCCAATCTACTGTGTTGTTGTATCTCTTGTTTTTGTGAGGCTTGACAATAAAATAAAATGGAGACTTCATCCTAAAAATTTATATTATATTCTACAGATACTGGCATGCTTTCATTAAACTCTTTCCACAATAAAACTTCTTGATTAGGCCTAATAATATATACCTTATAAGATTTCTTATCATCATCCCTTTGAATGTGATGTATTTTATATTTACTGCCAAGAACATCTTGGTCTACAATATAATGCATAGCACTAGACTTATAGTCAGCACCCACTGATATTTTACGAATAGAATCCATTTAATTTAATTTAAGCTGTACGTATAGCCAATATTGCAGGGTCTGATGCTGCCCCTCCTGTTGGCCCTACGACATATAATCCTCCAATAGGAATACTAAGTGCTGCTGCTCCTGCATTGTTTGGAGCTTGTAGAGCATCAGGTAACGCTGAAACCCCATAAGCTGCGCCTACAGTGCTAGAGAAAGCCACACTCGCCACCTTAGAAGCATTAGCTCCCTTACCCAAAGCGACTGCACTTGTGTTAGCAATAGCCTCTTTACCAATGGCTGTAGCATCACTTGTGCTTGCTGCTGTAGGTCGTGACTGTGATCCTATAACAGTATTGTTATTACCATCGGTAGTATTGTTAGCTGCTTGCCAGCCAATAGCTGTGTTTTCTCTGGCTGTAGTAGCAGAAGAAAATCCTTGAAATCCAACAATTGTATTTTGATGGTTAGCAGCAGCAGGGGCTACTCCTTTTCCTATATAAACATTTCCCTCTGTAGATTTTTTTCCTGCACCTTGTCCAATAATCACATTGTCATTGGCTGAAACTTCTTCTCCTGCTTCATCTCCAATAATAACATTATTACTAACTCCAACTGATGATTGGTTGGCAGCATCATTTCCAATAGCCACATTTTTTGAAGCAGTAGTCCCAAGTCTTAACGCTCTATATCCAATAGCTACATTATCACCTCCTGTATTAAAAGCTTGACCTGCTGCGCTTCCAAGTGCAGTATTATAATTACCGCTAGTAACAGCAGTTAAGGCATCATGCCCTACTGCTGTATTATGTTGGCCTCCCAAAGTAGCCTTTAAAGTGTTAATGCCTAAACCTGTATTATAAGGGCCTGTTAGTAATGCACCTTGATGTAGACTATCAAAACCATAAGAAAGGTTGGATTCTCCATGAGGATGTTTAGCGTCTACATAAATAGTAGTATTTATAGTAGCTGCACCTGTCGTGGTTAAGTTGCCAACTAATGATAAGTTTTGAGTGGCACTATTGCCTGCATCTAATACCTCTTGTAAAGTTACTTCGCCATCAATAAAATCAGCTAAAGCCTGGACTGTAACTGTTTTAGTTTTATTAGAATCAGAAGTGTCTGTTAAAACTAGATAATCACTAGCTTGAGGAGTAATTGCAGGATACGCACTTTGGTTGGATATTTTAGCCATTTTGTTCTTTCTTTGTTATTTCGCCTGTCTTAATATTAACAATAGACTCAGCTCCATATTTTTCAACTAATTTTTTTTCTTCTTCAACGAATACTCCTTTTACTAATTTAACTTGTTCCATTAAATCTGCCTCGTGAAGCTTTACTTCTCCCAACGCTAGTTTTAATTTTGTAAACTCAGAGTTTAATTCTTGAAGAGCTTTTAATTCGTTTTCTTCTAATTTTTGTGGTAATTCTACAGTTTTCATTTGATTTGATTTAGTTTATACAAATATATTAAAATAATTGCAACAATTCTTCTAGTTGTTCTACGCTAATCCAACCAGCTAATACTGCTATTAATAGTACGACTGGCACTAAAGAAGAGACTACTTCCAAAATGGGGACTTCTCCACTTTTGCTTTCATTAGTTTCTTGTAAAGTTTTTGTTACAGCACCACCTACTACAGCGTGATCAACAAATGTAAGTAAACCCTTACCTACTTTTTTTAATTGTTTTTTTAAGATTAACTCTTTTAAGATTTTCATAGTTTTGTTTTTTATAATTGTGAACTCCAAGTTCATATGTTTTTATATTCTTTTTTTGCATCAAAAGATGGACACGCCTTACTTGAAAAGTCTCTATGGCCATATACAACAGACTCTGGATGCATCTTTTTTAAAAACAACAAGAGCTGAAATAAAGATGTTTTTTGTCGTGAAGTTCTTGTGTCTTTGGGATTCATGTCCTCATCACAACCTCCAATGTAACACACACCTATAGACTTTTTATTTTGTCCTTTACAATGTGCGCCCATCTTATTAACCATACGACCATATTCAATAGAGCCATCTAGTTTTATTATATAATGATAACCAATGCCTGACCATCCTCTATCTTTGTGCCATTCATCAATAGTAGCTGCGTCAATATCTTGACCCTCTCTAGTTGCTGAACAATGCACAATAATTTTATCTATCTCTCTCATTTGGTGTTTATTTACGTACTTTTCGTGCCACATTTCTTCGCTTTCTGCGTTCCTTTTTTCGTTTCTTAGCTTGTTCTAATTTGCGTTTAAGCCTATCTAGCTTATTCTCCATTTCATGTAAGCTGCGCATTTGGGAGTCCACAGATTTTTGGCATTTTTTTTTACCACTAAAGTATCTAAGATTATAAGGGTATCTTTATCTTCAGAATAGTCAATAACTACAGTATCTATAGCTTTTGGCTTATCTTTAGAATGACTAACAGAACAACTAATCGCCACTAACAAACTCAATAACATGCCTGTATATTTCATCGGTTTTGTTTTGTACGTTTTTTAATCTTTCTTCTAATCTAATGATAGCCTCATTATTGCCCTCCAACTCAGTAACCTTTTCCTCTAACTCATCTAACCTATAGGTAGTCGTATAATAAAACCCTCCTACAGATACTAGAAAAATTATTATAGTTGCCAAATATTGTATGTCAATCTTAATCTCTTTCATTATAACTCTACGATAGCTACAGTATATCCTTGTGCCTCTAAGTCTTCTTTGACTTTCTCAGAAGCAAGTAAGATAGTTTGTGTTTCGCCTGCTGCAATGTCAGCTTCTGCATTATACAAAGGTTTCATCTCTGCAATTTTTAACACTTTACTACCTGCTGTAAATGCTGCTTCATTTTCGTAGTAGTACATTCCCATTTGCATATCTACACCATTAGCTGCTGCTGCTAGTTCGATTCTTGCGTATGCGCTATCTAACTCAATGCTTGTGCCTTGAATAGTTAACTTAGCTGTATTTGATTTTGAAATTTCTAATGCCATTTTTGTTGTTTTTATTGTTAATATTTTATTTTTTCTATGAACTCACTTTTAAAGTTCCGCTATCAACCCATAGTTGACCGCTAACACCAGGGTCAGATGTGGGTAAATTATACATAAATACACTTCCATCATCTTTTACTTCAACTTGGTCAGTACCACTGCTATTTTCTACTAATAAAGATGTAGTTGAATTAGTTGCTCCTTGACCTTTAACGTGAAGGGTTGCAGTAGGAGTGTCAGCAGCATCGGGATTAATCATTAATTTAGCTTGTGCAGCAGTTGCAAAACTACCACGCATTAAATATCTATTAGTCCCATAACCAATAGTCAACTCATTACTAACAGTAGTGCTGCTTGGTTCAACTGCATATCCAATTGCAAAACAAAAACTATTTGTATTGTTAGCAAACATGGAGTTGTAACCCATAGCTAGATTTCCTTGTCCTGTTGTTATTCCATAACCTGCAAATCGTCCAACAGCTATGTTACGCCTGTAAGTTGCTTGACCTAAAGTGCCATAACCAACAGCTACGTTTTCTCCACCTGTTTGATTAGCACCTAAACAATTATAACCAACAGCTACGTTATTACCGCCTGCAGTTATATCATTTCCTGCATCTCTACCTACAAGAACATTACCTCCTATGCCTGTAGAAATTTTTAGACCTGCATTAGCTCCTATCATTATATTGCCAGGAGAAGTTGTTATATCTGGGCCTGCATTGTAACCAATAGCAACATTATACTGTGAAGATGTAGTAGACTTTAAAGTGTTAGGGCCTATGGCAATTAAACCTCTTGCATTACTTAATGATCCATGTTGGGTTGCTGCACCTGCAGAACTGCCATTGGATAAAAATACATTAAACTGTGCTGCACTACCTCCACTAAAAACAGTTTCAGCATCAGTAAGACCATTTAGGTCTGTTGCACCACCACCGCCACCTGCAGTTGCCCATGATACTGCTCCTGCTCCATCTGTCTGTAAGACTTGGTTAGCTGAACCATCTGCTATAGGTAAAGTAAATGCACTATTAATAGTAACTGCACCATCGTCAGTTATTTTCAATAAATCATCTCCATTACTCTTTTCTACTAATAAAGATGTAGTTCCTGAAGTTAGACCTTGACCTTTAAGGTGTAAAGTAGCTGTTGGTTGATTAGGTGGTCTTAAACCTCCTCCTGCTGTTTTACCTAAATTAATACCTAATTTAGCAGCACCTGTTGTACTAAAATCTCCGCTCATTAAATAATCGCCAAGAGTAGCGTGACCACTACCCAATGCAAATTGATAACTAGCAGTTCCACTGTTGACTGTTGAGTGATAACCAAAATTTATATTGTAACTGCCTGAAGTAAGTTGTGTTCCACCTGTTGTAAAATATCCTAGACCTATATTAAATTGACCTGAATTAACACTTGTTAAAGCTTGTTGACCTATTCCTACATTTCCATAACCTGTGGCTGCATTTAATACTCGTCTACCAATACCAACATTGTAAGCTCCTGAAGAATTGCTATATAAAACGCTGTCCCCTATTGCAATATTTCCCACACCTGTTGTTATAGAAAACAAAGATTGGTCACCAAATGAAATGTTGTCGCTTCCCGATGTTATAATTCTTTGAGAATAAGCACCTATTGCTAAATTTCTATTTCCTGTAAATGTTCCTGTAGTTGGTGCGCCATTTGGGGTAGAAGCATTTTTAAATACAGACCAATCATCACCACTGCCTAAAACACTAACATCTGTTAAATCATTTAATACTGAAGCTCCACCGCCACCTGCTGCTACGAAACTTAAATTACCTGCTCCATCTGTTTGGATGATTTGATTGGCACTGCCATCTGCTGCTGGGAATGTGTAATCGTTAATGGTTAATGTGCCATTAGGGATACTGACATTGTCGGTTGAATCTATAGCAATGGCATCGGAAGTTGGACTAGCAGTAGGGACATCACTACGAGTGATTTTAAGTGAATCGTCTGTGCCATCGGTATATATTGACCATCTACGTGCATTGGCTTCGTTGAACTGTAAGATAGAATCGTCAGCCCCTGTAGAGTCGATAATTAATCTAGAATGACCACCATTACTCTCAAATTTGGTGTCTAAGTTTGCACTCGCATCTAAAACATGTAATGCAAAGCTTGGAGAAGATGTTCCAATACCTAATCTATCATTAGTGTCATCCCAAAAGAAGTTTGCATTATCTTGTGCTAACACACCTGCTGCTCCTAAAAATAAAACCGAACCTTCTGTTCCGCTAGTTACTGTATCTCCTATTGCTATACTTGTGCTTATAGAAGAAATCATTTCTGCACCAGTTATTTTTTTAGATTCAAAAGCACCACCTCCAACATCTTTGGAAATCTCAAATAAATCTGTTGCTCCAAAATTAGAACCTAGTGCGGTTAATTGTGATATTTTTTTATTTGCCATTATTCTGTTATTCTATTGTTTTTGCCATCTTCAGTAACCCTAAGATCAGAACTTTCTGTAACTCTATAAAATATGCCTGGGGGTAGGCCTGCTAATACTTTTTGTCCTACAGCTACTATTGCACCTACTATTATCCCCACCATTGTCTTACCAGTTTGCTATTAAGCCTGTAGCAGTAGTGTCAGTACTATAAACTCTTAATACTTGAACAGGAACAAAAAACCCTGCTGGTATTCCAGTATATGTAACAATACTACCTGAAGCAGTTTTTACTTTTAAATCTCCAGCACCACCTACATATATTATAGCTCCTACACCATGATTGGCTGTGGGGTTTAAATATATTTTATATGCTTTACTAGCATCTTGAATTATATTTGCAGAAAGCGACAAGACATGTGCGCTATCTATCGCAGTAACTGTAGCAATAGTACCATCAGTGACGTTTACTATAATTGCTCCATTTACTAATCCTTGAATAGCTGTAAAGTCTATTGCTGCATCGGTAAGTTTGTTTGCAGGAATACTTGCATCAGATTCTCCAGTGATTTGAGAAGAACTCTCTAAAGGAATGTCTATGGTGTCGCTTTTGATGACATCGGCTGCTAATGCTAATTGTAATTTTTGATACGCCATTATTTATTTCTTTTATATGGAAACATTCGATTCAAAGAGTCTCTTCTCTCAGAACAACCACAGTCTTTGCCTAACGCTCTTGAGCCTTTCTCTACAATATTTTTAATTCCAGTAACCTTAGTTACCTTTTCTATTGTATCGCCCAAGCCCCTGGACTGCCTTCGAGAAGAACTAGCTTTGAACTTTGCCATAATTTTACTTTCTAATTAATTTACCTAAATGCTCATGGACTTTCTCATATTTCATTCCATGATCACCACCATAGGCGTGGCCATATTCTTTTTTAGACATAGCTTTACTTTCATCTCTTCTATCTTTCATAGATTGCGAATGATGGCCTTTATGCTTGTTTCCTAAAGACTCATCAAGTCTTGAGTTGAAACCTTGTTTTTTATAATGACTTGGCATAATATTTATTTTTTATTGTTGATTTTTTAAATTTTATTTTTTCTTACAAGCAAAATTCTTAGCAAAGTTAGCTTTTTTTACAATAGCCTCACTGTACTTTTTGGTATTGCCCATTACCATTTTAGCAGCTTCACACGAAGACATACCTTTCTTTTTTGCCCATCTGCTAAAAGACCCTCGTTCTTTTGGGCTTATCTCTATATCTAGTTTCTTTTTTTTAGCCATAACACAAAGATACTAATATTTTCCTCTCCTTTTTTTAGGAGAACTTTTTGTCGATCCACCTTTGCCTGCCCACAAGTGCTTGCAGGCCCAATATCTAGCTGTCAACTTAGACTTGGCTGTTCCACACTTGTGTCTAGCTTTGAAACTCTTTCTCGCAGCAGGCGAATAATTATGACCATACCCCTTTGCTCCAAAGTGTATAATCTTTTCTTTGCCACCCTCGCAACCCTTAACCATTTTCTTTTTTCCTGGTCTTGTAGAAGGTCTGACCTTATTGCAGGCCATCTTTGCTTTGTTGACTCTAGTTGCCATTAATATCCACCTTTAGTAGACTTCTCCATCCCATAGCCTGGGTTGTTTTTTTTAGAACCCTTCATTAATTTTGTAAATGTTTCTGCTTGTGCTTTACCCACAGCGTTGTATGGGAAAGTCTTTGTCTTAGTTTTTCCTGTATCAGGACATTTGAATTTTACTGTTGGCATAATTATTTGTTTTTTAAATTTTTAAAATCTGCTCCTGTAATTTTGTTATAAGGAGCTGCTACTTTAGCAATTTTTTGTTGCTTTTTACTTAATTTTTTTTTAGTTTTTTTTCTTAATGCTGATGTTTTCATGATTTTACTTTTGCTTTTACAGTATTAGAAACAAATTGCTTCTTACTGCCTCCTTGTCTTTTTTTCTTGCGAGCAGTTTTTGCTCTCTCTGCTTTTGAAAGACTACGTGCTTTAGATAATGGCAAACACCTGTCTGGGTTCTTTTTGTTTTTGCTAGTACCACATGCTCCTTTAATAGAACCATCACTACCTATACGAACCCACTTCTGGTCTCTCCATTTTTTTAATGCACCCATTACTTTCTCTTTTTAGGTTTTGGCTTTATAGATTTTAACATTCTATCTATTCTTGCAGCCTGACCTTTATGCATTGCAGAAGCTTTTTTAAGTTCTGCCGAAATTATTTTTAATTTTTTTTTATCAATCATTTTCTTTTCTTTTTGCCTTTTGCGTAATTAGGATCTTTGCAATATTTACTTGCTGCCATATTCGCATAAGCAGAAGGATACCTATCAAAGGTTCTCTTTGCCCAGGCTATACCTGCAGCACAAATCTTATTCCCTTTTTTTTTCTTTAACTTACTCATGACTTTTTACCTCTTGCTTTTTTATCTCCCTTTGTATCATTAGTATCTCCTCGGTTACTTTTGGCTTTACAAAAAGTAAGTATGGTTTTGCCTTTATATTTTTTATGACATGCATCCATCCCATCGCCATTGCCATACGTTTTCTTTTTTCTATTAAACCTATTTAACTTGCTTCGTTTTTTAGTGGCCTCTTTACTTTTATTGTACTCTGTGTCATACGCCTTTTTCTTTGCGTATGCCTCAGGGTTTTTTTTATAGTAGTCAGAGGTTTTCATATCTTTACAAAGATACTAAAATTAAATATACTCAATTTCATGAAACACTACATACCACGAGACTATCTAAAGTATTATAGAGTGATTAGATATTTCTTTTGTGCCAAGTATAATATAAGCTATCCAGACCTGGAGCTTTTGTTTTTCCTATACTCAGAAAAATACTTTAAGAGAAAAGACTTTGATAACTACGCATCTCTATATAGCTGGGATGATAATAGGTTCTATAGACTTACTAATGCTGGGTGGATAGATACCTTCAAGAGACACAAGAGTGGTAATAAGGTAATATACAAAGTGTCATATAAGGCAGTAAAGATGATTGACTCCTTCTACAAAAAATTAGCTGGAGAAGAAATCCCTGAGTCCCCCTCCAGCAATCCTTTGTTTTTAAAAAATGTCAAGTACACAGACAAGGTGTACAGAAAGATGATTAAAGATATGAACGAGTTTATTCGACAACAACGACATCTCGCTCCTGAATAATAGTGCGAGGATGCCCACTTATAATCATAGTAAAAGACCGAGCTTTGTCGTAATACACAACATCGCCTTTGGCGATTGAATTTACTTCAGTGCCTGGGGCTATAACACTAGCCTTACAATATCTAAAAGATTCCTTGTCTTCGCCAGATAATAAGAGGCCACTGTCTGTCTTTACATCTTCTTTGATGTCATCTACTATTATATATTTGTTTATTGGCTTCATGACATTCCTAATTTTATTTTCTCTTTTAAATGTTTTAACTCTTTGATTTTGTTTTCCCATATCTTCCTTTCGTGGGGGGGAAGATCATTCCTGTCTAATATATCTTGATACAAGGAAGTCTTCTGGTCACAGAAATGATTAATGGTACTTATTTCTTGACTGCTTAAAAAAACTTTAGAGTATATAAACTCTTGTTCATCGCCTGGGTCTGATACAATAACTCTACCCTTCATGCTCCTCGTAGCTTCTAGCAAGTGTAACAATAGCGTTAGTAGACATAATAGTAGTGGCTACACTAACAGCATTTAACAATGCGCTCTTTGTAACCTTCGCTGGATCTATGATGCCTCCTTTAATTAGGTCACACTTTGCTTTGTTGTTAGCGTTATAACCTATAGTAGTCCACTGCGATGAGTTTATGTTTGAACCCATCTCAGCAAGTTCCTCGCCATCGCACCCTGCATTACGCATAATAGTTTCAAATGGCATCTTTAATGCCCTACTCAATATGCTACCTGCAGCCCACTGCTCCTGGGTGGTGGGTTTTGTTTTACCCCAATGTGTGATGTTATATAATACATCGAAATTATATAATGCCAATCCTCCTCCAGGAAGAACGCCATCTTCTAATGCTGCTCGTACTGCACACACTGCATCCTCAATCCTATCGTACCTCTCCTTCTGCTCAGTATCTGTGAGGCCACCTACATATATAACACCAATGCCCCCTGCTAATGAAGCTATACGATTTAACAAGTGTTCCTTCTCTGCTTTAGTAGTGGCACTCTTTTCTTGCTTGTGCAACTGCTCAATGCGTGAAGTAAGCTCCTCGCTGTTGTCTATGTCTTCTTTTATTATAACAGAACTATCTCTGCCTATAACAACCTTCTTAGCTTTACCTAAATCTTCTAAACCAATTAGTGAAAGGTCATCGCCTGTCTTCTCTGAGAAATACGTTGCACCCAACGACAAGGCTATGTCCTCCATTAATTCGTGTTGCTTCCATCCAAAGTTTGGTGGTTCGATAACACATACCCTAACATTGTTCTTTACTACATTGGCAGCTAAAGTGTTTAACATATTTGTAGAACAAGGCGCAATGATTACAAGCTTGTGTTGGTTCTTAACTACTGGCTTCAATACATTCTCAATTTGAAAGATGTTGTCTATCTGCTGGTCGCAAACTAAAACGTGGCAATCTTCAAACACACATTCATCCTTCTCGTGGTTGTTTATAAACAATTGTGAACTGTAGCCACGATCTAACTTGAACCCCTGAGTGACATCAGCATAAGTCTTTTCGCTGTCAGACTTCTCTACAGTGACTACGCCATTTAAGCCAACCTCAGTATAGGCATCAGCAATTATCTTACCCAACTCCTTATCGTTGTTAGCGGAAATAGCAGCAACGTCTAATAACTTCTTCTTGTTAATCTTAATAGACTTCTTGTCCAATATAGAAACAAACTCATTTGTTAAGTTGGTTATCTCATTTAATAATAAGGTCTTGTTTAATCCAACATCGCTGTTTTCCATTTCCCATATTATCTCATTGACAATAGCCTCTGCCAATACAATAGATGTTGTAGTGCCATCGCCTGCGTCTATAGCAGTCTTGGCTGCTGCCTGCTTCACAACACGAACTGCTAAGTTCTCAATAGGATCTAACATGTCTATGGACTTCGCAACTGTTACGCCATCCTTAGTAACTGTGATTCCATGCGTGTGTACCTGCGACTCTATTAATACTGTCTGGCCCTGTGGCCCTAATGTCGACTTGACTGCCTTAGATAATTTTGTAATGCCTGCAACTAATTTGCTTCTAGCGTCAGTGTCAAACGCTAAATTCTTGGGTGAGTAGCCTCCTTGATTCATACTTGATTAAATTTAATTTTAAACAAATATAGATAAAAAAATAAAGCGTGTACTAAAAAAACACTACTTGTACTAAAAAAGAATTAAACGTGATGACTTAAAATAGTATTATACCCTTTATATATTTATCTCTATATATATTTAAAACTTTCTAAAAATTTGGGAAAAAAATCGTCACATCGTCACAGTAGGTAGTTAAGGTATTGATTTACAGTAAGTTATGAAGTGACGAACTTAAAAATAAAACGTCACACATGTGACGATAATAGAAACAAAAAAAGGGATGACCTTGGCCATCCCCTCCACACACACTAAAAAAGGAAACAATTATAGTTTCTTGAATAAGTCTAAGTTAGCTCTAGATAGTTCATTGCCCTCAGCAATCATACGAACCTTCTCAGCTCTCTTTCTATCTTTTCTCATTATGGCAGCTTTAGTTAAACCACACATCGTGCCTTTAGAGTCATTGATTAATCTACCATCCTTTACGATGAACCCCTGGTCACTTGGCTTGCTGTTGTCTCTATACATGATGATTCTTTTGAAACAAAGATAATAAATTTATATCAGATATAGAGAACCTCTGGGTTCTATAGCGAAATACCAGCGACACCCCCAAAAAAAAAATCAGATTACAACCTAGTGGAAATGCATTTCTAACCTAGCGCAGTGGGATTTTTTGGCGTTTTTCTCTAGGGCTACTAGGTTTGATCCTTGGACGTTTGACCTGCCCCTACCCTAGTCTCCATGGTTTGCGCAGTCCCCACATAGCGCACATATTTCTAGAGACAAGCACCCATGCACATGCGTGGGCTAACAAAGAAAAAAAACGTGTGTACTAGATGATGCCATCTAGGGATATTGGCATCAATACTCCTCTTCGACTAGATACGCCAACCTAGTCTATGCCATTCCCTCTTACCATGTCCAATCTAGTGCCAAACTTCCCTCACTAGATAGGTAAACCTAGTCCAATACCTTCCCTTAATCTAGTATTTCTAGGTTACAGACAGAGAGTCTTTACCTAGCCCCATCTAGCATCTTGATTATAGCAAATATTCCCACTAGATTTAGACCCCTGCTAACCTGTTCTGTGTCAAGCAGTTACAAAGACAAGCTATTAAAATGCTGATTTTATCCTACTAGATTAGATCCTAGGTATGAGGCGAACATATTACAATAAAAAAAATGTAACTAGATGTGGAAGCGTAAAAAATGCGTAGACAATTTGTAAATAACGAAAATGGTTGTATCTTTGGAGTGTCACTCGCTGACATCGTTCTTTTACATGCTGACCTACCTTACACTAGATGCGAACGTGCCAATTCCTAGATTGGGTACTAGTTGAAGAGTTCAAGGAACGCTAGATTAGGTAGAGATAATTTCCAAAGGTCAGATATGAATCCGAAGTACTAGATTACACGCTAGATTAGAAGACTGCCATGATAAGAGCAGTAGCTAACCTAGTGGACTTTCATGGTAACTAGGTTTAGCCAACCAAAAAGGATAGAGCGAAGGAGGTGCGCCTCTGGAATCTCCTAGATGGGAAGCGTTCAGATACTAGATTAAATCTGAGAACAACCTAGTGAGAGTAGAGAGAATAACCTAGGAAAAGGATTGAGGGGATGAAAATTCTGAAATCGAAACTAGATTAGCAGACCGAGTAGGTGTAGATAAGGACTAGATGGTAAACCAAAAAGGGTTAAGCGGAAACATTAAACGATAGCGACACCCCTAGTAGCCTACCATAAGTCACTAGAAGTAATCGAACAAACACCGAAACGCATCATGAAGTCTAATCTAGTCCACTAGGTCTGGCAACCTAGTGCTGATGATAAGGTCGGAGACCTTTTTTGATATGCCAAGAAGATTTAAACCAAGAAATCATGGAAAAGAAATTGAGAAACCTAGTACAAGCTTTAGAATTAACTAACGAAGAACTGTTGAACATAGTTCAGACTAGAAGTGAGCATTCATTACTTGCTCAGGAGATTCTAGATGAGAGAATGAAATTCGAATTAGTTTAAACCAAAAAGGATAGAAAAATGAAAAAGTATAGAGGATTAGTAGAGGAACTACTCCAAGAGAGAAACCTCCTAGAATCAAGCAGAGAGATGCATAGCGATGAAGAACTAGAAGCGTGGGATACAGATTTGACTCATAGAACTTGCAATCATAACCTAGCGATAACGAACTTTTACCTTAACCTGAAGGATGAACTAGATAGTGTAATCATGTCTTCAAAAATCAAGGTAGACCATTCTCTAGATGAGTATGAGACCATAGAGGACAGGCTAGAAATGAGCAAAGATAAAGCCAAGTACATTGCCCACCATCATGCCACCATGAGACAAGCAGAGAGAACGCTAGAACATCTTCAAGAGATATGGAAACAAATGTTAATCAAGATAGAACGCTAGATATGAAAAAAGAAAACTTAATGAAGCTAGTGAGTGGTATAGGATATGCCACTTCTAGCATTTGCTTACTATGTGCTTTGCACATTGGATTTCCTACTAGAGAGGCTTTAGTAGCTGCCCTTATCATTTTTGGAATGGGCAATATTACATTTTTAACAGTTTACCTAAAACACTAGATATGCCAAAGAAGAAAACATACAAAAAAGTAGACATTTACGACAGGATTACAAACATGGTCATTGATGGACTAAAGGAAAAAGGATTAGAATGGTTTAAACCATGGACTAATTCAGATGGGTCAACAAATTACCCTGTAAACCACATCACAGGATATGCTTATCAGAACATGATTAACCTATGGGTAACTACAGCAGAAGCACTAGATAAAGGCTATGCTTACAACGAATGGCTAACCATGGGGCAGATTATCAAGCAAGAATACAAGCTGAAGAAATCACAGAAAGCCACTCATCTAGTGGGATGGTATCTCAAGGTTAAAGACAAAGAAGAGAACAAGTGGTTAACCATGGGAGAGTTCAAGAAGCTAACATCAAAGCTAAAGCTTAGTAGTGAAGACCTAGATGACAGATTCGAGAAGAGATTCTTCCCTACATCTACACCGATGTTCAACATTGGTCAGCTAGAAGGAGATATCCAACCAAAGTTCCAAATCAAGGACACTACTACTGAGGATGTGACATTCAAGCCACTAGATAAAGCTGAGGATGTGGTCAAGAACATGAGGAAGAAACCTAGCCTAGACCATGGTGGAAACAAAGCCTACTATCAACCTAGTACCCATCATGTTCAGATGCCAAAGAGAGCATCCTTCAAGACGAAGAACAAGTTTGGTCAGGGTAAAGAGGATGACTACTACAAGGTTTTATTCCATGAGTTAATCCATAGCACAGGGAATGCTCAAATCCTAAACAGGAAGACCTTGGTTAGCTATGCGCCTTTTGGAAGCGATACCTACTCTCAGGAAGAACTAGTAGCAGAGATGGGAACTATGTTTCTATGTGCTACCTTGGGACTA